AAACAAAACAACTAATCTGTTTTCTTCTATTTAAACTCCGAGTTGAAAATGGGAGAACCAACAGAACAAAAAGAAAATCTTATTGGACTCACGGATCAGATCCTACGTTCAGATATTTTCGCAAATGTTAATCCAACTGATTTACAAAACAGGTTGGCCGCAAACGCTCTTAACAATGAAAACGTCAAAGAAGCTTTCGTCCAATCATTCGTGCAGCAAACCGTCGAAAGAGTGAAAAAACTTTCACAAAGAAAAACATTCGCGATGAAAGAAGTCGTGACACCAGCGCAACAAAAAATTCTTCAAGATAGGAATCCAGAATTCAATCTTGATTTCTCCGGCGCCACGAGAACCATCGGTCATCAATTCTATGCTGCAACAAGAAAATTATTTTTCAAACGCGTCGAACATATCATTGGTGTTAATTGTCACTCCGAACCAGCCAAAGGATATGACGTCATTATTAAAGACGTCGGCGCAAATCCATCAAAACATATCGGCAACGCAAATATTCATTCATGTTGCCCACAATTGTCTGTAACTGATGCTAAAAGAAAAGCCGCTTATTTATTCACGCTGAGCAATTTTACACCGACAACCGAAAATAATAAAGCGTATTTAAAACATATTGACCAAGATTCACAAGTCATATGTAATCGTCGATCACAGTCGTGCTTTATTAAAGCTCCGTTTCTCACATTCGTCCATTCATCTTATGATATCAGGCCTGAAGATATTGCTGCCAGTATGCACGCTGCAGATGCTGAAACAGCCTTCCTATGCTTCCATTACCATCCGATGGTACAGTACGAAGAATCCGGAATGTTTCCGCAAGGTATGCAATTCAGAAAATTCATCGTCGATGGTCGGATCCGTATTGCATTCTTCTTCGAGAATGATGGTCAAAACGGTTACGATCATGACTACATCGATTATATGAGGTTACTTCGAATGTTTGTCATCGAACACAAAACAGACACCATTACAAGATATGTCGTCGAATATGAAGGTCAAAATAACGACGATACAGTTTATTGCACTATAAGGAAAATTCATAGTCCTTCAATTCCAGCAACGACGACATTTCGCGTCTTTACAGACGAATCACTATCCGAAAAAATGATCATTTATTATTGGCAATGGTCAACATTGAATTTAGGAACATTCTTCAATACTATGTCAAATCGCATTTTGCCATTAAGGCTAATCGTCCCACGCGTCTTGTACAATCTCATGTTTGCTTTTGCTTTAACACTAACAGATCAAAAATTTTTAGTTAAGAATATTTTAAAAGCAGGTCAAGCCTTCAATACACGTGAAATTATTTCAGGACAAAGCGTCAAAGTCCCTGACCCGATAAAACCCTGCATGCTTAATCACCTCGCACACATAATCTTTTTGATGGTTTACATAGCTAGCTACGAATGTAGTCAAACATTGAGCAAGTTAATTGACGAGGAAAACCGTGTGCGCAACTTGTCAAATTCGTCATTTATTACTCGATTCTTTTCAAATAAGATGCGTAGCCTCGTCGATAAGTTCATTACACCACCTGAGCATCTTGAGATGTTCAGATCAATACCGGTTGAAGACAATGATGTCAATCCGTGCATGAGCACTAAGAACTTGAAAGAAATTATTGACGTTTATTCAGGACTCGCCCCTGTTCCAACCCAGAAGGGCAAATTTACATCACTCTCTGTCAAGAGACAATTTGCAACGATCGTCCAGGATAAAATGGTTAAGTTCGTCACAATCGAAGAAGAAACACAAGCACTTATTAATAAGAAATCGCCTTTCAAACGCAGTCACGTTAATACACTGCCATCATATATTGACTTAGAAATTATTGAACAAACTATCCGTAGTAACCTACCTGAAGCCCAAGAACCACCTGGAACACTTGACACAACGAGCATGGATGTCTGTGAGTGTGTCGGAAGATTTAGACAAGTCGAGAATCAGTCAAATGGCAACTGCGTTTATCAGTCAATTATTGATCATAAAATAACAAAACAAACTGTCCCGTTGATTCGCGAGAGACTGGCCAATAGTCCATACTTAAGACAGTTTGCAAATAAACAAGAAATGATCGATAGTCTAACAACAGATGATGGCACTGAAGCAAGCTATGCTACATTTGATGTATTCATGCTCATAGCACTCGAATATGGAATTCGTGTGTGCTTGCATGAGTTCGATCAAAAAAGGAATTACGGTAATGGTGCAACATATCATTTCAATATTTCCAACAATCACTGTGAAGCACTAACACCGATTAGAGAACTACTACCGTGCTATGAAATTAACTACAAATATGCCCCGAAATGTGACACAGTACCACCTTCGGTCGATGATGCACTGAATCAGTATTTTGAAAAACCACGAAACCACAGTGAGGCACGACACAAAGAAAGTCTCGCAACAGCCAGAAAGAACTACTATCCTTTCAGTAAACTCGGATCTGGCAACTATATCAGTAGATCCGGCCTAAAAACAGCTGAAATTATTGAAAGGTATCTCGACCGCGAACAGATTAATAGCGCGTTTACAATTGGCGGACCGGGAGGAGAAGTCCAATATCTTGTCGAAAAACACGGTACGCGCGTCTTCGGTATTACATTGCAAGGTGAAGGAAAGACTCCATTCCATCAAAGCGTTCACCGTTACAACTGCTTCACAGAACTATACGGAGCCGACGATTCTGGAGACATTAATAAAGAAGAAAATATTGTTTCCGCCTCGGAAGAAGTATTATCAGAAATTCCTGAAGGCGTTGATTTCTTCGGAGGTGATGCTGCACCTTCTTATGAACATACGTGCGCAGACAAAGAGGCTTGCACGACACTGCTAATTTCACAAATTAAATTTTGTATAGCCGTCTTGAAACGCGGTGGATCTGCATACTTCAAGGTTTTTAGTATTGAAAATGCAAGAGCTGCTAGCGCCATAGGTTTCCTTTCAGAAGCATTTGGTGATGTAATGTTTGCCAAACTTAATATGACACGTCCTGCATCAACTGAATTCCATATTATCTGTAGAGATTTCAGACCAGCAATTGATATAACACCACGTACAATTGATGCAGAACCTAAAGCCGAATACGTGCATATATGCAACGGGATCCAAAGCGTCATGAATGCACGCGTTCTGAAAGGATTGCATAAATTAAAAACATGCTACATGTCCATCGGTAAGTCCAGCGGTCCGTTGATAATAGAAGTCGCTGATGATGTTCTTGACAACTACAGGAGTCTCTTATGTGGACCCGAGGCCCGTGTTGGTGTTTTTCAAAAACTGCTTAGCAAAGTTGTCAATTATTACAGAGGCGACAACGAAGATGAAATACACGACCAACCTAGAACACTCGAAGATATAATACGAACAAGATTCGGACGTGAAACAAAAGACGAACATGAAGCGTTCGACGAATCGATGTCATTCCTCTCTGCAAGTTCACATTATGATGTCCAAGAAGAAGATTGTGATTCTACCGCTGATGTGGATAGCATCGTTGATTGCGATGAAATTATCGGAGAAACTATCTTGCCCACAGCACCGGACTTCGAGACTCTGGAACCAATTGTAAAGATAGTAACGCCCGGCGAGACTTCAAACTGTCATCAAGAACCCATACCGAGTACGTCGTTTCAGGCAGACCAACGTGAAAAATTGTTGCTTGAACAAAATTTTAACAAGCCAATCGAATTACATCAAGAAGAAGCAACATTCATAACTGAACAAACAATTCCACGCAATAGTACGCCTATTAGTCATGAAATTGAATTCGAAGAATTCCTGAAAAAATTACCTTCACAATACAAGCCAGTTTCTGTTCAGTTAAGTCACGTGCCAAATACATCGTGCAGCACTGTTTTAAACAACGAACCTCCACCAACATATTCTATGGCAGTGATGGACTCATCACGTGTAACCATCACCTTACCGGGTCAGAAAAATCCGGTTGGTTTTGAACCGAAATCGCCAATAAAGCTGAAATGTGTAAAAAATATACCTGAAAAAACAAGCGACATCAATGTTTGCACACCACAAATCGTACCACCAATTAACACAACCCCAACAACTGGAGAGTTAAACATTAAAAGCCGCAATGACATTATCCGTGCATCGATGCAAGAATATATAGAACTCGTTAACGCGACTCTTCAAGCTGAACTTAGTAATCATCAACGCGTCATGAGCTCATCAATTTTACCTTTAAAATCGTACCTGCACAAAGAAAGAGGTGAATATGGTCTTATTGAATCAGACGGTAAAGGAAAGATTTGGTTCGTAATAAAACCCGAAGTTGACGGTCGTCCAGTCGGAAGCAAAACTTATAACAAAGTCTTCTACGATGGTACATTTCATCCTTACGAATCAATGAGAAAGATTAAAACGCGTGCATTGGTTTCTGAATACACACACATAGCAACTGAACAAGAATTATTGAGTTCACTTACAAATGTCGACATAGAGAATTTCGAACCACCTGAAGATATTTCGATTATACAAGCAGTCGCTGGCGCGGGAAAAACTACGCATATTGTTAATAAATTCGCGGACCCAACAAGCAACGACGCGTGTAATGTCCTGCTAGCTACCAAGGAAGGAAAAATTGACTTCATCGAAAGAATCGTCAAGAAATACAATTACGACACTGCTGATCTAAAACCACTGATTAGGACCACAAAGAGCTTTTTAATCAATACAAAGAAGAACTTGCGAAGAAATGTATTACATATCGATGAAGCACTAATGTCGCATCCAGGTGAACTATTCTTCTGCGTCGCACTGTCCGGAGCAAAAATCGTTCGTATGTTAGGTGATGTTATGCAAATACCCTTCATCAACAGGATGCCTGCGTATAAAGTCAAATATGATAGACTTCAATCTATTATACCGATCTCAGAAGTGTTGTCAAATTCGTTTAGATGCCCTCCTGACGTCGCAGCACGTCTCGATAAAGCTTATAAGGCTAACAACGCAAGATACGGATTTAAACAAGGTATGACATCTAGCGTTAACATTCTAAAGAACACATGTACATTCACAAAAATGAATGGTAGTAACACATTTAGAATCTCACCGAAAGCCAAATATTTGACATTTGCACAATGGGAGAAGAACGAATTAAGTATGGTCTATAAAAACTTGTCAATATCAACGATAAACGAATATCAAGGAAAAGAAAGCGACGAAATCATCGTCGTTCGTTTAGACCATTTTCCCAGCTCCGAGTTGTATAAACGTGAAAACCATGCCCTTGTCGCCCTTACACGCCATCGAAAGAAAATGGAATACTTTACACGTGTCACAGATGACGCATTGTGCAAACTGATCGAAGTGGGTACTGCAATCGGCAGTAAAACCTTCGAAATGTCAAGAATAAAAGCCGCATATACTCCGCTTAAGATCGGTGCGAAATTACCGTACATTCAAATGCTCACCGAGAGAACGCCTGCAGAATATTCAACACTACGAACAACAAGTGCAAACATTTGGTCAACAAATACACCGAAATTGTTTTTCGTTCCTCGTGTTGGGCGTACAAATGTCAAGAAACCGTTCACTATGCCTGATCGGCTCGTCATCACAGAATTTAACGATAATCCCGTCATCGTCGCTATCGGTAAAGAAAATACTAAAACAAAATTTACGCTTCGCAACATAAAGGATTCGCTTGCATCATTACGACTGCTAGAACTGAACTTGCGCAATACTACGATTCATGTCGACGCAGCGATCTTAGAAGCTATTGAACACTCAGTTCTCGCGAGTGTTTTGCAACACGCATTTCCTAACTGTAAATTCGTTTTTTGCACACAAAAAGTCTTCGACACACCGACTGAAGTTTTTGATCTTTTAACAACAAATGGGTTTGGAGCCTATGACAATAAAATCTTTGTCGAAAAATTCATCGAAACGCCCACCATACCCTTATTCACTGCTTATGCACCAACCGATTTCAGTTTGCCGGAAGCACAACGCTTCATGAATAACGTCTTTTCAGAAGCATGCTTTGTCGATCAGACCATGGATGAATGGCTAATTATTAACAGTGACCTCGAACTCGAACTGGGCGAACTTAAATATTGTCATATTACTGCACCGTACGCTGAACACACATACGATAATATGGTTCCACTACTGAAAACAGCTATGCCTATCGAACGTAATTACCATCTACGAGAAATAATGCTCGCATTGTACAAAAGGAACAGAAACGTTCCACGCTACAACTCCGTCGTCAATTTTGATGAAACGTCAGATACAATGCTTGACAATCTAATCAATCGGTGCTTCGACCAAAAGAAATTACAAATGGTAAATACACAACAAATTACTGTCGGACCGGGAGCTATTACAGACTGGCTGGTCAATCAAGAAACATCGACGCTTCCGCTTATCGTCCCCGATTTTGCAATTCATAATTCTGCTGTTAACTGCTACAATTTTTCTATCAAAAGACAACCAAAACCGGTCCTGACCGTCGATGCAGTTTCATCATATACAGCTCTTCAAACTATTGTATACCACGAAAAACCCATCAACGCAATTTTTTGTGGCATATTCCGTGAAATTAAATCGCGGGTCCATTCATCATTGAAAAAACATGTTAAAATATATTCAGACGTATCGACAGCGGAATTTGAAGAAATACTGAATCACGACGTCCCACATCATACGATTTCGAAACTATCCGAGAAACTGGAAATTGACATTAGTAAGTACGATAAATCACAACAAGAACTTGCTCTCGAATTTGAATGTAAATTAATGAGATTCTTCAAAGTGCCCGAATATTATATCAGATTATGGTACCACGCACACGTCCTAACTGAAATCTACGACAGGACTACAAAATTGAAGGCGTTGATTCCATATCAACGTAAGAGCGGTGATGCCAGCACTTTCATAGGAAATACACTCTTCTTGATGGCTGTCATATCTGATTTGATTCCAGTTGATGAATTGGAAGTCGCACTTTTTTCTGGCGACGATTCGTTGCTGATCGGTCAAAACCTTGAACAATATAAGGATTCACAACATTTCGGTCTAAAATTCAATCTCGAAATAAAATTTTTTACTTTTGGCTACTCATATTTCTGTTCAAAATTTTTACTTCCTGTACGTGGGCGTTGGACTTTCACACCTGATCCTGTCAAATTATTTACGAAGTTAGGCAGATCTAATATAATCAATCGCGCACACTTGGAAGAATACAGGATCTCGATGATCGACAACATTGTAAATTACAGGAACGCACTCATTTGTATTCGCATCGCTGAAGCCATTCGCGAGAGGTACGGGATAGGTGCAGACTACACTTCGTTCTTGCGTTCGATTCCTAATATGACTGATGAAGAAACATTTCACTCATTATTTGAAATGCCATCAGGTGAAGTCTCAAAAAATCGCTTTTATAATCGTTTCGACTTTTAAAGTGCCTTAATATGTTTTACTTAATCTAAATTTCTGATTTCAATTATTTAACAATGAATTTTATAACTATTATCGCTCTTTTTCCAGTTTTTTATAGTTGTGAAGGACAAACATTTGACCTTTCGGATTTGTCGACGGAATACACTTTAACTTCAAAAAATTTTATCAATGCAGTCAAACCCGTTATTCAAAATTTCACCATTTCTGATTCATTTTATACTGACATCTACTTGAATCCTGACCCTACTTGTATTTTTGTAAGCTCTGAATATTTCACACAACCTATTTGCCCACATACACACTGCGGCACTTCTTTCCCAGTGGCGTACACTAGCGGATACTTTTTCAAAAAAGCTGTTTTGTGTTTACCAACAATACAATATTCTCATTATGTTTACTATAAGTACACTCCAAAGATTCCGTTACTTTTTACTGTTTACGTCGACCTTTACAACTATTTTTCTGGTACCTATGAAAATCAGACAAAGGTGGTAGTTAGTGCAACACTCACAAAAGACACATTTATCTATTGTAACTCTGCCAAAAAATGTCTCGTTCTGTCTGAATTCTGCGTAGATAGCGCGTTTCGTGGTCGCGAGCCACCCGTCATTTTGGCGTATAAATCTGAAATCGGTGAAGTTTTTACATACACACTTCCCGATACTAGTTGCCCGAAACCGACCTACGTAGATCTTAATGATCTTATTTACTCGCTGCCAATCACCTACGACACTTTGCCTAATCTTTCTTTATTTTACTTAAAAGGCAAGAACCGACCACCATCTAAACTATATCCTCATTCGTTAGGCCTTTCATTTTCGTGCGTAAATATTTCATTATGCCCAAAACTTATTTCACACAAAATTAATCTACTAGAACATTCAGTCCATGTGGAACATATGTCATTCGGCGCGTCCTTGGCACATTCACTATTTCATTTGATTTTCGCACTTTTTAACTTTATTTTTGGTATTATTTCAAAAGGTTTGGTCTCGGTAATAGGTTCATGCGGTATTGTCAATTTCTTCGACGCCTTCTTCGTTTTTATTATTATGAAATTTTTCCTTTGCACATCAAATTCAATTATTGTCTCATCTGTTTTCCTGTTTTTCAGGATCTTAATCTAAAATTTTTAATTTCAATAAAATTTTTATTATGTGCAAACATTTGTTTCTTTTTACTTTTGCATTCTTTGTTGCTGTTCATTCATCGCAGCTCAAAGACTTTGCCTTCCGCCATTTCATACTTGATCATGTCGTCTTCTCTTATATATACGAATGCAATGGTCAAAAGGAATTTATTATAAATCAAAAGATTTTTGGAAAACCAGATAAGTGTGGTATAATCCACATCAACGACGTTCAATATTTTCCAATGCCATTTTTCGACATATTCAAAGATGGCTCTGAATTCCCAACTATTATACAAAAGTTAGGTATCAAAGAATTTTACAAAATTATTAACAATTCAATCATTTATTTTTCACCTCAAAATTAAATCTTTTCATTGGTGTTTTATATTTTCTTAATCTAAATTTCGGTTTTCAATTAAAATTTTAAAATGGATTCAAAAAATCGTCGTATCACACCCTCCAAAGAAGGAAGACGTAATTTGCGTCGCATATCTACACGTATTGCACTGCGTACTGCACCCTTTAAATCTGCAATCGTCAAACGGGTCACTACCATCCGCAAGAGAACTTCAACATTTGATCTGAATGGAGCTTTTGCAGACATTTCATCGTCATTGACCAGCTCGCTGTCAAAACCTACGGTATTACTTGCAGCATTAGCTGTACTAGCCGTTGTTGTTACAAATGACACTGTATTCACGGCAACTGGTTTCATTGGTAAGTGGACAACCGCAAATCCTGAAAATCCGCTGGCGATTTGGATCGTTGCGAATAAAGCCAAATTCATGGGTCTACTCATTGCAGCACCTACAATCTTTGCTGCACCGAAATCACTGCAAGTTATGCTTGCAATTGCGTCATTTTTCTGGGTCATGATAGTCCCTGAATCAACGGTCTATCAATACGTATTTCAATCACTAGCGATGCATACATACTTCCGCGTCAAACATCCAGACTCACGGATGTTAATAATAGTCATAACAGCAGTCTCGTACTATCTTGGATGGATTGTTTTGACACCCGCCAGCACACCACCAGCAGAAGGGTAGGTCTTCCTTACTACCTTGGTTTAAAATCCAAAATAATTTTCGATTTATATCATTTCA